CGTATGGAGCGCTATTAGCGTGTGTATCTACAAGCCTAAGAGCTGCTGAAGTAGATGTTATAGCTAAAGCATTCTGGCTTGTATCCCAATGCGCTCTCATGTCTGCTGTGTTGCCGTACAGGACAACATCGTAACCAGTGTCGTCAACGCCAAGGTGAATTGTTCCATCTATTTGAACGTTTCCATCAATATCTACAGCATCTAAATTAGTCGTGCCATCAATGTCAACATCTCCAGATATATCCAAAGTAGCTGCAACAAGTTCACCAGTTAACGTAACGTTACGAAAACTAGCAATATCTAAGTCGGCACTAGCTACAACAGCTTTAGAAGCAACTA